AACTTCTCACTGGCACCCCGGCAGTTGCCCCCAATGATGCAGCCCGTCCGTTGCTCTCAGCGCGGGTGAATCTGCTGGTTGGTACGGCAACACTGTCCACACAGTCTGTTACTGTCGTAGCGGCTCCTCATACGATACAGTTCACTGGCGGTGGAACAGTCACTGCCTCAGGTGCGTACAGTGGAGCTTTGACCAGTGGACAGACCTTCACTACCACCGCAGGGTCTTTGACGTTGACGGTTTCTGGTACTGTGACCAACGCACAACTTCAGATCGGTCCGACCGCTACTACATATCAAGACGTAGTTACCGCGTCTAACTATACCGCGACAGGATTCCCAGCCTACCTCAAGTTCGACGGGGTAAACAGTAAACTGGCTACAAATTCAATAGCCTTTACGACCGATGAGATGTCTAACTTTGTGGGCATCTTTAAATTCGGGAGTGCGACCGTTCAAATATCTTATGAAACATCCAATGAAGCTGCTGGTAATAATGGAACTTTCAATTTAGTTGCCGACACACTTACCACTTATGCAGTCGCCGCGCGAGGTACAACCGCACGTGTTGTGACTGGCACGATAACCTCAGTCACTCCTAAGGTAGTTACAACTTTGATTGATATTTCGGCGCCTTCACAGGTATTGCGAATTGACACCGTGGCCACTACGAGCACGCTCTCTCTAGGCACCGGCAATTTCGGGAACTGGCCGCTTTATATTGGAATGCGTAATCCAAACGTTTTTCCGTTTACTGGTAATTTATACGGAGTGATTATCCGAAATGCCAGTACTTCGGGAGCTACACTGACTAGCGCGGAGCAGTGGGTCGCGGCAAAGACAGGGGTAACATTACCATGAGCAACTTTTCCGCACGGGTTCCGGTGAACCTCCTGCAAGCGACTAATGCTGCCCTTGCCACGCTGGGACACGGCGGCAACAACTTCACTGTCCCTGCTTACGCTGGCCCAACAGCCAGCTACGCGCTGCTCCACGCTTGGGGCGATCCAGCTTTTGAAGCGAATGTTGCGGCGCAACCCGGAGTGGTGATCTTGAGCGGCGATGACCCTATTGCCACCACAAGCGCTGTAGCTACCGGCGCAGGAACTGAATGGGGCGCTGATGCCCTGCCGCTTGAAGGCATTGTCACCCCAGGTCTTTATCGCGACGGCCTGAACGTGCTTTGGTATGTGATCCAGACCTACGACACCGCAACATGGCCTGATCCTGCGCTCGTTCCCGCACTTGTTCGCCGCGCCAAGATCCCTGGTGAGGCCCTTCCATGGGTCCAGCCACTCGACCAGTTCGACGCATATAAACTCGTCAACCCGTTCACGGGCGAGGCGGACCTCTGCACCCACAACGGTGAGACTTGGTACGTCACCCAGGCCGACGGTGCGGGGAACAACATCTGGGAACCAGGCGTGTTTGGCTGGACCGTTGTTGGCGCAGAACCGCTCGACTACGTGACCTACAACAGCGACCCTGTTTTCTATGAATCTCAAGGAGTAACCTATGGCTGACCTGATGTCTGTTCTGACTGACGAGGATGTTGTTCCACGTCGGTTCACGGGGGCCTTTACCGGGCTCCTCACCCGCGCCAAGATTCTTACTGCGCTTGGTCCTGCTGCCCCGCTTGCTCGCAATACCTCGTTCGTTGTCGAGAATGCGACCAAGGCGTGGTTTGTGCTGTACGACCAAGCAGCGGACCAGTATTGGTTTGAAGAACTGACGCAGGCCACATGAGGAAAACTTTCGCTGGAGCTATCCTGGTTAGCCTGCTATTTGTAGGGTGCTCCAGCACGAAAGTTAGTCATAATTCCCGGACCCTTACGTGCTTGGGGTTCTGCGCTGAAACCGTAATCAAGCACGAAACTGAAAAACCCCCAACCGAAAGGGCCCCAAATGACCCCCACTTATGAAAGCAATGCAATGGACTTCGAGCAGTCTCGTGAGTACGATGGCGACAGTAAGCTGTTTGTCGTCTTCTTCCGCGGCACCCAGCTCAATGAGGCGAAGTCCCAAGAAGCTGGCCGGCCCATCCACGATGATGTGGATATGATTAAGATCGTTGTCCCTGGGCAGCGTGATACCGTTGTTGCCATTGCGGACCACAGCTACCAGCAACGATTTCCGAAGCAATGGGCGCAGTTCAAAGCCAATGCTGAGCAAACTGCGAGCGGCACGCCCTTGTCCGAGGTCACTTGGCTTACGCCGGCCCAGATTGCCGATCTGAAGGCAATGAACGTCCACTCTGTGGAACAGCTTGCATCAATGCCTGATGCCAATGCGCATGCGTTCATGGGTTTCCATGGGCTCAAGCAACGTGCTGCGGCGTACATCGAGGCAGCTGCTGGCGCAGCTCCCCTTCTGAAGATGCAAGCTGCGCTTGATGAGCGTGACGCTCAGATCGCAGCAATGCAAGCGCAGCTTGACAAGATTATGGCTGCGCAAACCAGCGCAAAAGCTTCGGGAACGAAGTAAGGAGCATTTATGGCCCGCTACTGGACTACTTTGCAAATTACAAACCAAGTTGCTGGCGAGCTTGGTTTAACTCCGGTGTCCACAGTTGTGGTCCAATCGGATGTACAAGTGCTCCAGTTGCTGGCCTTGCTCAATGCTGCAGGCAATGAACTGTTGCTGTACTACCCATGGGAGCAATTCCGGAAAGAATGGGTGCTTGAGACAACCATTGGTACTGGTGCGTACAGCTTGCCGGCTGACTGGAACTACGCGTTAGACCAAACCCAGTGGGACCGCACCAATCACTGGCCCTTGCTTGGTCCAAAGACCGCGCAAGAATGGGCCTGGCTTAAGGGTGGGCTGTTGGCAACAGCTCCTCGTATGCGGTATCGTATCTACGATAACCAGTTTCATATCTGGCCCGTGCCGGAGGTTCAGTCCTCCCCCAATACATTCAGACTCGCGCTGGAATATGTCGTACGTACTTGGGCTACCACGCTTAGCGATACGCAAACGCCAGTGCCGACAGACTACGTAACCAAAGACGAAGACGTGGTCATGTATGATCCGTGGTTGGTTGTCAAGTTGGTCAAAATGAAGTTCTACGAGCTTAAAGGCTTCGAGACAACCAACGTCCAATCAGACTTCATGCGGGTATTTAATGCGCTAACTGGCAAAGACACCGGTGCGCCGATCTTGTCATTGGCAAGTCGGCCAATGAGCCAGTATTTGGGCCCATGGTCTGTTCCAGATGGTAATTGGAATGTGGGGCAGCCATGAGTTTTATGTCACCTGCCGCTGCGGTTAACAAAGTTGCCACTGTGCCGGCCCCAACTGGTGGGCTGAATGCTCGTGATTCTTTGGCCAATATGCCAGAGACGGATGCCATTACTTTGAATAACTGGTGGCCGGTGCCGTATGGCTGCAAAGTACGTCCAGGTAGTTTGGCTTGGTCTTTGAATGTACCAAGCGCCGCAGGTACGCTTGCCGTATGGAATAGTGTATCCAGTGAGTCTAAGCTGTTTACGTTTGGTATTGTCGATGACCCTGGTGAGTGGGATGTCGCAGTCTATGATGTCTCAACCAAAGCTACGTCATCTGACCCAGTACCAACGCCAGTATTTGTAGGACTTGGCAGCACCTCCCCCAATACGCTTCAGGTGGTTAACGATGGGGGTGCACACCTGTTCTTGGTTAGTGGTAATAATGGGCCTGTGGTAGTTTACAATTCTACAGGTTTTCATACCATTACTATGGACGCAGGGCCTGCGCCGGAGCCACCGGCGGATTATACCTGGTATGCAGGACTCGGGAACAAAACAACGCAAATGACTTCCCATCAGGGGCGTGTCTGGGCTACAGACTGCGAGTCATCGGTTGCATGGTATCTGCCGGTAGATGCAATTTGGGGCGAATGGAAGCCGTTTGACCTTGGCCCGCAGATGACGCTTGGTGGTGCAATTCAATCGCTCACGACATGGACTATTGACGACGGTAATGGCGCGGAAGATCATCTTGTAGCCATTACTACACAGGGGCAGGCAATTGTTTACGGAGGTTCTGATCCTTCAGATAGTGCTACTTGGAGTCTTGTTGGTGTATATAACATTGGTGAACCTGTAGGCAAACCCGGGCGCAACATCATTAAGGTGGGCGGTGACTTGATTGTGCTTACGCAGCGTGGTCTAGTTTCAATGGCCAGTCAATTGGTTAGCACGAGGGTCAATGACCGTGCAACTGGGGTTAATTCTGCTAAAGTACAGCTGTTGATCTCTACTATTGCATCCCAGAATCCAAC